TAGCTAGTTGGCATACGTTTATCTGGTGAATAAAATCTATGGAGGTTTGCAAGATATTCTCGAGCGTTTTCTTCAGTGAGAATTACCTCAGTCGGTTCTCCAAAGATATTATTAACATTATCAATAATAGTCATACCAAGATTCTTTGTCATAAAACTATAGATTTGTTCGTCGTGCATTATCAGTTTCGCTGAGCCAAAATTTCGATGAGCTGTATTTGCAGGATCCTCAGAGGGATCGGCAACTCCTCGTTTACGAAGAATTCTCTGTCGTCGTCGGGCCTCCATTTCTAAAACATCTGTTGGGTTTACTATATCAGATGTGTCAGCAGTGTCGGCAAAAATTTCCTCAAACATGTCTTTGAAGACAATGTTGAGATCGTCTAGAGTTTGTTGTTCTTCTTCAGGTTCGTTAATAATTTCAGTTGCGGTTTCGTCAAATTCAAGAATGCGTTCGGCAAATTCAGTAGAGATGTATTCATCTTCAGCTAAGGTTTCAGTTACAAAATCAGCTTCTGTCCACAAGTTCTTCATTATGGTAGTTCTCTTTTCGGGGTCATTACGTACAGCGCGTTCTTCAGCGCGTAATGCATTATACCTTTTCTTCATTAATTCCAAGAGATCCTCAATTGAGAGGTCTGTACATGGAAGGGTAATTCCGGTGGGTAAAATGTCAGATTCTTCGTAATATCCTCCAGAGTACATACCAAGGTGAGATCTGTTGTTGCTCCTTGGTGGACGGCCATCATTAGGTACAGGCTTCAATAAATTGAAGCGTAGATGAGGCCAGATTTGCAATAATTCCTTCATTGGTATCGTAGAATGGTCGGCGAAGTGTTTCTTGAATAAGTCCATATCGAATTTATGTGAGGAGGAATTTCTTACTCTTTCATCCATAACAACTTCAACAAGAAGATGTCTCCTTCTCCAAACGGCTGTGGAACAAAGTACATCCTTGACAGCGGGCCAAGGGGTGTTCGTAGTTGAGATAAAGAACTTTGAGTTAAAATAAGTTGATTTGTCTTCAAGATGAGCCATGGGGAGAGGCAAAGGTGTATTGGATATAAGAGAGAGGCATTCAGTAATCTTGTTGGCGTCGGCCACAGACCACATATCGTCCCAATAGAAAACAGGTTGGTTAGCATAACCATCGTAATGGTCAGTGTTTCCTCGGGCGTACATGCGGCTTTCTTCAGGTGTTTCGGGGCAATAAGTTTCACAAAACTCTTGCACTATACGCTGAACCAGGGTCGATTTTCCGACTCCGGCTTGTCCTACAAGTTGCATATGGAATGGTGTTAATCTAAAATTTCCATAAGTAAGCATTCTATCCACGATGTTGAATAATTTTTTGTGTGCTTCAACGGCGCGGGGAATGGCGATCTGTAGTGGGCGGGGTAAGTCGTCTTTGTAAGCCATTTTTCCAAATCGGATTGCAGATGGGTATTTTTCGCGAACCCATGTAGCGATTTCTTTGTTCGTCTTAATAAGTCGGTATCCTTCTTCATTATTTAAGGCTTCAACTCGGGTGCTCCAAGTTATAATCTCTTTGTACAACGCTTCTTTTTTGCGTTTAACTTCCTCTGATGGAAATTTAATGTTAGGGGCAAAATGCTCTCTAACACACTCAAGAGTAGTTTTTATGAGTGGTACAAACAGAGATATAATTCGGGAGCCTCCAAGGAAGGCTGTACCCATGAAGCCAGCATTTCTAATTGCATTAGAGATGTTGGTTCCTAGGGGTTTCATTTTATCGTAGGAGATTGCAGTCGATGTTATGGCGGTGAAAAGTATTCCACCTAATATTCCTAAGGCTTCAGAATTCTCATATAGATTGTCAAGTGATAATATAGTGTCTAATGAGAAATCATCAGTCAGTCCAGTGTCGATAGTTGAGAAAAGACTCATCTTTCCTTTAATTTCGTCGTAAACTAATTTAAAAGCATTGGTTATTATACTAAGTAAGCCTAAAGTATTAAGAATAGCAGTTATAATTAAGGTGCGAATAATAGTATTGCTAGAAGAATTATATATAACAATCAATAATAATATCTTAACTACTTCGGCGGGTGAAACGCCAAGATCTTCTTTAAGTTGGAAGATTTTCTTCACTTCATCAAGGAATGGGGTAATACTTGTTACAGCAGATACCAACATTTCCTTAATAGAGTTGAAGAATTCAACAACGGGGTTTAAGGTCTCTTCAAAAGAAGCCATCAAACCAGTTTTAATTTCGGTTGTCTTTTCTTCCATAAAGCTGTAAATATCTGTGAAGACTGATCTTGGGGTATCACGGGCTGCTTCAATGGTGTCCTTAATAGTTTCGAGGGGGGTCTTCGCTGTAGACGGAAACTCAGGAACTTCACCATTGGTATCTATATGCATTTCCCCATTAAACCATTTCATGGCATAGGTAAGAAGCATATCATGATGGAATTTATCGGCATCATGTTTTTGGGCAATTCTAAAGTAAGATAATAATCTATTAACTAAGTTTACATGGTTAATTGTTTCTAAATAGTAATAACTAAGTACGGGATCTAAGCGTATGCGCTTGCAGAATAGGCGGAAATCTTTGAGTTCATGGTATTCCTTAAGAGTGAGAAAGTGTTTCTTTCGCTGTAAAGTAGCTCTCTTAAAGAATCCCAGGTTCTGAGTGGTGAATCCTTGGTTAAAGATTTCGCGAGCAAAAGCAATTACTCCGGCAGGATTAAGGTTAATGTATTTCGGCTTTACGTTCAAAAATCGGTCTTTTTCCTCAAAGATCCATTCAAACTGCATTGTGACAGCATCTTGTAGGGTGTCGCAATATCTAAGGGCACAGGCAGTTTGGTCGCAAAGGAGCTCAATAGTATCCTTAACACTCATCATTTGGTTGTGTGAATTTGTATGATGAGGGTTATGGCTAACATGGGCATTTTCGCGCAATTGGTATTCTTCTAATGGATCAATATCGGAGAATTTAAACAGAGAATTTTTAATATGGTGTTTCTTATCTAAATCGAATTTTGAAATATCGCCAAACGTTCCTTCTCCAGCGTTCTTAAAATGTTTTAACAAGTAATAAACATTAAGAGATTCCTCTAATGTTACGTGGTGACATAACTGTTGTAATTTGGTATGATTTTGTACAACAAGGGGAATTCCTTCTGTCTTCTTCCAAGCTCGCTCAAACCTGGGGGACACGTTCAAAGCATAAGATTCCTCTATATACTTGCTTGTGTTCCAATAGGGAGCATGAGAACGGGGGAGATCAAAACGTTGAAGCTTGACCTTCTTTGTTTTGCGTTTAGTGGTGGATTTTTGAACTTTTGGTTTAGCAGCAATAACTGCTCGTCGAAATTCACGTTCCTCCTCAATGAGCTCAGCTTTTGAGGGGACGGGTGGCTGTTCTATGACTAAATCTTCTAAGCTATCATAAACTATGTCTTCAGTGTCACTTGAAGTGGCACTAGACGGAAGTCTAACACTAACTACCTTGTCATTGGTGGGGACAGGTAAGTGTAGAACGGGAGGGCTAGGCAAGGGCGTTCGGACAATAGGCTTATCCAAAACGACCTTGAAGGGGAGTCTCAAGTCATCTATGATCATTTCGAGTTCATAGAGAGGGAGCTGGTGCAGGTGTGCAATATTATAACCTTTGGAGGTCATGTTGTCGGTAATGCAGGCCTGAGTCTTTCCTTTAAGTTTTTCAAAGTCCTCAATGTATTCATCAGAATTGGTATCTGGGTCTACATTCTTCAGCCATTTCTTGAGAAAGGCTGGAAAGCTTGTGCTGCGTACGGTAACATTATAACGTACTTTTTCGTTGAGGGGCACAATGTCGAAGTTTAATTTTTGTGGGGCCACCACATCGCCTTTATTCTTATTTCGTATAGTTGTAGCCATGGTAAGAGAATAAAGAATTTGTTAATAGGTCTATCCCTACAGTCATCAGACAGGTTTACTTTGAAATCTCTGATTGTCGAAAGTCAGTATATTTTATAGTCATATACACAGATGTCAAAGACTACTGTTCTTTTCCCACATCGCTGAAATACGGTTTGAAAGAGAAATTTAACAAAAGAAATAATAAGTTGTATTCCTTAGCAAGGCAGTGCCAGGGCTACGGCGAACCGCTCCTGGTGAGCTTCACTATCAACTAAGGCTCATTATTCTTTCTCTTTCCACATGGTAATTTCTTAAATAGGTACAAAACAGATTTAAATGCCAGTTGCTTCCAACTCATGGTGCTGGTGGATTCACGGTTCCCCATGAACGCCCATCAGATCCAAGTTTTTGAGGGACAATAAAAGGGGCATATTTAGTAACATTTTGGCCATAAAGGTCTTGAGTTTGACTAAAAGCAGCCTTGGAAATTTTAAATTTCGTGCCAAGGAGATTTTCTCCAGAGAACTGGAAATCCTCACCGGCACAATATTCAATTTCAAAGATGGCTTGATTAGTTGTGGATGATGAATTAATTGATCCACGGAGCCCAAATGCTATTAAATTGCGTCCAGTTGGAATTTTAACTTCGTTGAAGCGGTCAGGCATTTGTGAGGCTTGATACAATTCTTCAAAAGTATCACGGAAAGGAACAGGATATTCGAAGGGAACTTGCAGTTCGGCGTGTCTCATTTGAGAAAGATCTAAAGTAACATAGTTATTCATCATTTCAGGAAGATATGATAAATCAGCTCTGTTAAATGGTGGCTGCACGGCGAATGGATTGTAAAGTCCAGGAACGTCGGCAACATTTTTGAGCATCGTATAAAATAAGTAACCTTGGGTTGTAAAATTAGTTACAGATCTTATACGATACTTCATTGAGCCACGCCAAAAACGGTATACAGTTGCAAGTGTTGAAAGGATAGGAGGTGGAGAGTGTTGTGAAATGTTTATCGGTGAATCCAATATTGATGGAGTAGTTATAGCTCCATGCACTACGGGCCGAAAAGCATTCCAAATTGCCAAATCGTTAATCCGGTTATCGCTAGTAGCACCAAAGTCCCCAGGATAAGGAATAAAGGGCTGTGGTCGTATAAGGAAAAGATAATCCTGATCATTGCCAGTAAATGGCAAATTGATCACGACTCTAAATCCAGTCGGTTGCCATCGATGTATCAAATCATTAAGTCCAAAAATTCGTTGCGTGTTAATCAGAGGAGCAATAGTTGTAGGCTGCTCTGGTAACGGTGTTGAGTTGTCCTCTAATTTATTATGTTCAGAAATGTTCATTGTGTTTAAAGTAAGTCGTTATCATTGATCGCGTGTGAGGTAAGGTTTCTAAAATCAGTAATTGTTTGAAAGCTTGATTTGGGATAGGATTTATACAGAACTAAATCAATAGTATCTGGATAAATACTACCAGGTTGTAGTTCTTGAATAATTCTAATAATAATTGTGCCAAAGTGATAAGTTCGTCGTTGTGTGGTAATAGCGGGAAAGCTAAAAGTATATAGGCTGCTTGGATCATCTGTGTGCCCTTCAGGGAGTTCATTGTAATAGGTTGGTCGTTGTAATAACGTATTGAAACCTTTTACACTGAATTCACAAGTATCAGTGGCTGTCAGATCCCATTCCTTCAAGATGTAGCGTTGTAATTCGTCAGTCTTAGGAAGGGAATCATCGAAATGATTCGGCAGATACAATATTTGAAATTTCCCACCATACCTTTCTGGAATAACGGCCCATAATTTAAAATGTATGGTCCCATTCCAGAAACGAGATGTTCTAAACGGTATCATGTATAACGGCATAAATTCATTATTAAGATTATTTATAAACATTGGAGGAAAGCGAGACACGTTTTCGTTCACTCTTCCTGTAGATACAGGTATCCTAAGCATGTATTCCCATCGAGATAAATAAGATTCGAAAGAAGGGGAAATGCCAGGCATATCCTTAATCTCAGTAAGAGGATTGTTGTTTTGTTCTAATACGCCGCAGACATTATTGAGTGAGGGTATTTGTGGTTCCATTGGATTATGTGGTGGATTGAATGTGAGACTCATTGTTTTGATTTATTGATGAGGCGGCATTGACCGAAGTAAAAGCCTGAGGATTAAAATTTCCGCTAAAGGTTCGACTAGTTTTAAAAGCATCAGAATCGAAATCTACTTTCTTCTGTGAGAGTTCGGCACCCATCTGGCCAAGAATCATCCCTAAAGGCCCAAACATTGCACCGACATGCGCATAAGCGTTAGCTCGGTTATTGTTTGAATCTTCAAGTTGTTTGGCGATTTGGGCATGCCAATCTCCGTGTAATCCGGGAGCGCCTGCTCTATCTAAATAGGTTTGTGTGTTATAGGCGTTCTTCTCAGATGCTAATGTACTAGCCATACCTTTTCCAACGTCTTGGGCCATTTGGGCAATAGCACCAGGACCTGCCATCTTAGTGGAAGGAGATAAGGAATCAATTCTAGGAGGAGGGTTAGGTTGTTGGAGTGTGGTGTTTGAACGATTTGGCATATAAGGAGACAATTCTCTATCGAGATTCCTTATAGCTCCCATCGCCCTGTCGTTGTTATAAGATCGATGTCCAAGTTCTTGCGGGTTAGTGTCAGTTATTCGTAGTCCAGGTTGTTGCTGTAAATTTGGAACATTCCAGGCATCTGAAACTTTACTATGTCCTAAGGTTGCCATGAAGAGTATTGTAAATTTTGTAGGTAGGTGTAAACACGAACCGTAAATTTCGGCAAACCTTCAGTTCTAAAAGGTGTAAGTAAAGCGGCCAGGAGGCGGGAATGGAAGAAATTTTCGTCGTCGTAAGTTGAGTATCCAGTTCCGGTGAACTTTTGGAAATTTTGCCAAGGGATCTTAATATTTTCTGTCCAGGAGTGTCCTAATTTCTTAGTAACAGATGGTAACTTTGCTAAAGTTCCCGGAGAGAAACTACCAACATTTCCAGAGAAAAGTTGAAGGACTTCAGGTCGTGCATTTGTAGTTGCTAGTATAATAGAACCCACTTGTTGATAATGGGATTGAATATAAATTTCAAAACAAATATCACACGACATTAAGCCAAATTTTGTTGCTAAAATTTCTGTAAAATATTTCTTAATAAAGGCGTTGTCTATAGTGATATCAACAAAAACTTGTCCGGGTAGATAATCAGTCGTTACGTCAGTTGTCATTAAAAGTTTCTTCATAGATTCGAATTCGCCAATGGTCCATTGTGGGGCACTGCCTAACTGACGTTCATTTAATACCGATGGTGTTGGCATTAAATTGAGATTCTCGAGCTCGGTAGTTGGAGGCTCGGAGTTTTCGAGTTGTTTTGCTCGACTAGTTTCAATGATGGTGTCTGTCATTTGAGATGTTAAAGTTTTCGCTGAAATGAGGGTTTAACCTTACACATACCATTCCGCTAATTGATCGGTATGTAAAGAGTTCCGTCATTTTATAAGCGGTAGTCTTTGTTTGTTTGTTTAAAAGCAATAAGTCTTAAATAATTTAACCTAAACATTCTTAGCGCATTAACAACTAAGATTTTTGCAGAAGTACTAACAGTTTCTCACACTGCCAGGCAACATGCTTAGAGTATTAAATAAGAATAATATAGGATGAGTTTCC